CAGTCATGTTCTGTCCAGAGGGGTTCGTCCCCATAAATCGCATTAGGGTGCCATTATAAGCTACCAGAGGTGTGCAAACCTCAAAAGCGATGGCCTCCATACACCTAATATCCCGTGCGGAGTAATTGCCTGATAGTTGGGCAATTTTAATCATGATCCTAAATGCGGCAATAATGAGCTGCGCCGGCATTGTCAGATCGTATTTCGAGTAATCTCCAGCAATAATCCTCTCGATTCCATGCTTAGAAATAAACTCTGCAAGTTCGTGCCACTCAATACCATGAGAGTTAATACCCACTGCACACTCAGATAATAGCGGGTTAACAGATAAAAAGCGAGCAATCGGCAAATAGTACTTACGAATGCCAATTTGTAGTTTAATTGGCGCTGCCTCGAACACGCGTACCTTGGCTTTGTCTACAGGAGTAGGTTCATCCTTTAGACTCGCTCCGAAAATCTCGTTGGAGCTCACGCCTTGGTCCCATAACGCTTCCGCCTTGTAGTACTCGTCCCATATTTCGGGCACAAACGTACGCGGACATGCATTATTTTCATCAGGAGGTAAATCAATTAGGAAGCCTGTCTTCTTCTGATTGAGGGGGTATCCCATAGAAGTTGACGAATTCATGGCATCACAAAACCTCTTTCCATCAATCCCTGACACAACTTGTACTTCGGTCATGGGCTTGATTTCCTTCTTCCAATATTCCTCCTTGGATTGGAACTCTACCGCGAGTTCCGCAAAGTAATCCTGCATTGCTACCTCAACATCAGCAGGATCGAAACCAGTTGACGGCTGGCTGCATACCTCCAGTGAATTATACCACGGCAGCCAGGTTTGATTGTCAATATGTCCATCTTCTCTGACGACGGGGTTCTTGAACTTCGGTGGACCCCACTTATTCGCTACTCCTGTTACTTCCTCTACTGCCTTGGAAATAGGAGTTTCAATTACATCAGAACTGTAGGTCGATCTACCAGTGACCGACCCATATACTGCAATAGCAGCTTTTTCCCCATCAATAAAGTTGGAAGGACATTTAGGGTGAACATCCTCACTTACTACAATCTTCCTCCCCATAACGGTATCAGGCACATCACTAGCCTGAGTCCCGCTCATAAAAGATTCATTCGACTTCATCAATACTTTCTCTGCTGCCTCAATCTCCTGGCGCAGCACAGACATTCCACAACCGCGATCAGTGCCTGTCACTCCTCCTGTGTGAAATCCTACAATATGGGATCTGTTTGCTCCCCTTGTAATAACGGACATGCACATTCCTGGGAAAGTCGTAGTTTCTCCCAAGCGGTAATGTGATCCTGGTGCTTTCAAAAAACCATTATTAACCTCTGGCACCTGAATCCATGTCAAATAATCTTCAAACAACTCTCCTTCTCTCGTGATTCCTGTCAAGTCGCATGTAAGAGGGTGTTGTGGGTATGTATCGAAAAAGAAAGGGCGTGTGTCCTTTAAGGGCCCCGTGTTGGGCACAAAAACCAAGACAAAGTCCCCCATCCCTACCTGTACGGCATATTTGGGATTGAGGACAAATTCGATACGCCTCTTACAATAGTGAATTGTAGCTTTTGTTGTCTTCTCCGGCATAAAATGTTTAGGCACCATGACTTCTCCAGTCCTTACCATAAAACAAGCCGAAAACTTGGAACCAATACACATCTGTCCAA